AATGTTGATGCGAAGTTCTTGACTTTCTCACGAACCACATCTACACTATTCTCATCAGATGCGTTTATATATAGATAATCACAATCGATATTATTAACCAATAGTTTTGCAAGAGTGGTTTTACCTGTTCCTGCTCTACCAAAAAGTAATAAGTGTGGTATATCTCCTGATTCAAGATATACCGACACTTTACTTTTCAAATGGTCGTTACCGATATAATTATCTAATTTGTTTGGTCGATATTTCTCAACCCATAAGCTGTGTTTCAAGCTTTCCATTAGTTAACTGCTTGTGTTGATACCAAGAAGTATTCTGAATCGTAATTATCGATTGAGAATTTGATTCTTGATAACCCTTGTGAACTAACTTCTAATGTTGCACTTTCACAATCTTTATTTGCATTCAAGATTGATGCGAACATATTTGCATTAAAACTAATTGGTTCTAACATTTTGAACTTTGTAGTTTCAACTGGAATCGTAACACGATTAGATGCGATACTCGCATATCCAATCACGATTTCTGCTTTGTCGTTATCAGTTAATATCGTAAAGGTTTCAGCTTCTGCTAAAGCACCTTTACCACTAATAAATGTATTGATGAAATGTGCGTCTACCTTGACACCTAACTCAAACGAATCTGGAAGATTCTTAAGTTCTGGTGGTGTTGGTATAACTGACAAATCACTCAACATATATTTAGATTTTGTTTTTCTTTTTGTATCTTCTAATTCCATAGAAATAAACTTATCACCTGAACGTGATAGGTTTACATCAACATCATCACCCAAGACTGATAGTAGTGAACCTAATTGTGCAGTATTGTATACTCCAAGTTCACAAGGTTCTAAGTGTTTAAATTTACTTAAAACTACTCTACCAACAACTGACTTATCACCTGAGATAAATCTTGTTGTTAAGCTATCACCATTAGAAACCCATTTTGTAGATTTAATTTCTCCACCTAATGTGTATTTGTTAATGAAATTAGTTAATTGAGATTTGTTCATTGTAACTCCTAT